AAACCTAAATCAATATCTACATCAGCGGTGTCACCGTCTATTACTTTAACAATTTTGCATTGATATTCAAACATCATTTACTCCTTCATATATTTAGGTTCAAATTCATATAGAGTTATAAATCTATCGTCATCTCCTTTTTGATTTTTTAATTTATTCTCTATATAATCAGATGATATTCCTAATTTATTTACTATCACATTAATACCCTTTGTTAATCTTGCATACTTGCTATGATCATTCGACCAATCAATTACAGATAAACTAGGGTAATCTCCCGCATCATCTAGAAATTCCCAACCAGACAGTTTTGGTCTAAAAAGAAATCCAAGTTGTGTGTATATTAAATTTTTTGCTTCCATTCTAGAAAGATATTGAAGTTCTGGAGTTGTTCTATGCATATGTTCATAATACTGAAACATATAATTATAATATAAATCAAATAAAATTTGATTCTCAAGTTTTATTCCATGGCTCAGTCCTAATCCAGGCTTTTTAAATATTCCTCTACATATATTTCCAACTCTCTCAAAAACAAAATGACCATCAGCGGTAACTGGAAATCCGTCACCTTTATATCTTCGTATTCCTTCTAACAAAAATACGGTGCCGGAACCAACACTAGTTTCGAAATATTCTGATTCTAATAGAAAGTTTCTGAGGCTGTTTTGATTAAATTCAAGATCGATAATTTGCAAATCAATATAGTTTCTTTTGCAAAACTCACTAACAAAAAAGTATTCTAGTTTATCATAATAACCATTATAACTGGAACGAATATAGATGTAGTCTGCATTTGCACCAATAGACTTAAACCCAAGAGCGATTGCCTGAGAGTCGATTCCACCAGAAACAAAAACAGCTGGTTTTACATCTTGTGCAATAACCTGTGCTTGATTTCTTAATGCATCTTTAAATGTTGTGGGATAATAATCATTGTTTGGATACTCATTTATTTTCAACTCATTATAATCATAAGTAATCCAATTTTTATGAAACATAATCTTTAACCATTCCTTCAATTATCAGATGTGCTGTTTTTTCGTTAAGTATTTTTCCACCAACTTTGTAATATAGGGTTTCTACGGGTTTGCTTTTATAATATTCAATAAATTCCTTTAATTCTGGATTATTTCCTGATTTGTTAAAGGTTGGGAATTTGAAAAAAATTTCCATCATGTCTGGGTAATCAGTTATGAATTCTATCCATTTTGGTAAAGAAGCGTTAAAAGAAATAGGATTGAATGGATTGCCATAACGTAAAGACATGTCGAATGGTGAAAGATTTATTTCTTTTTTATAAACAAACGTTGGTGTTATAAAAGCGTTTATAATGTCCAAATCCCAATAGAAAATATCTATGCTATTTGAGTCTGGAACAAGAGAAAAGAATCGAATCATAGAAGAGGATTGATTGCTGTATCTATCGGGAGTACTAGAATCAGGTGGGTTTTCACCAAAAAGCCCCCCAGCCTTTATGACATTCCCATCAATATTTTGTCGCCATATTTCTTGCACCAAAGCAATTGGTGAAGTAAAATTGTATTTTTCACCGAACGAGATTGCCTTTTCAAATACCTGCGAGTTTAATTCCATATCAACAATTTTAGGTTCTATTCCGAGAGAACGAGCATAACGTATTGCCCTATCAGAATCCTTGGCCATGGTGATTCCCTTGTTTTGAAATCTACCATGATACACTTTAATCTTGTCGATTTTTAAATCTGATAGACAACGTAATACATATCCAGAATCCATTCCTCCTGAATATGCTAATACAGGATTATCTATAGAATCGGCAATTTCTATTAGACACCTTTTCATGTGATATTTAAGATTATTTCCAATGGATAATTTATCCATCGTAGCTGCTATACCACCCTTATTGACAAGGGTTATAGGACTGTTGTGCATCATTTCTCTTTCAACATTTTCTGCAACTCAGCAGTACTCCCTACGAACAATGCATTGGTAACACTCTTAGGTGCGTTACTTGGAACTTCTTTTAGTCTTTTCATTTTCTCTTGAAGATCACCAAGTTTTTCTGTTATCTCTGCAACTTGTTTAATTAAGTTGCCTGCAACCTCATACGCTCTTGGTGCATCGCTTTCTCTGGCCAATTCAAGAATGCCTTCAATTGCGTCAGAACCTCGCTCAACCAAGCTATAAAGGTTTTGTCGTTGGTATGCATAATCATTTTCTATGTCTGCTTCTTTACTGTTATTTACTTGTATTGTTTTTGTTTTTGTTTCAATCGGAGGATTAAATTCAATTTCTTGAACTACACCCAATGCTCTATCAATTTCATTGCTCATGACGTTAATTTATCTTCACCTGTAACAATATCTTTAACTTTTGAGTCTTGAAAGAATGATGTCGTTTCGTTAAATCCAAAATCATCATCAGCATCAGAACTAGTTGGATCTGGCGTAACAGTATATCTCTGCTCTCTTGCTGGAGTATTTGCTGGAAGATCAGTATATTGATCTACAACGGCAGTCTTAATAACACCAGAATCAGTTACCGGACCATACAAATAAAATTTAGTTGTAAAAGACAACGTATAAATTATAGCTCTTCTCGTTTCAAAATCACCTTCATAATTATCCTCATACGATATGTCATTCAATATAATTGGTATATCTCTCTTAATACCCATATCTGCCATATCATTAAATGTTAAAGTATAATCAGGTTGAAAATAAGGAAGAATTTGTTCAACAATTTGCAAGGCATCATCAGAATTTTTTGCCATTATATAAAGTTCAATTGAAAGATTATATGGGACTGGCATAAATTGTGTATCAAGTTTAGAAGAATTCCCTGTTTTTGTTTTCTTAAACTTTTGTATACGATTCAATTTTCTAGCAGAATCATAAGTTAGGTTTTTAATTTCAAATCCAATACGTGGAAGTGTAATTGCAACTTGTTTTGTCAAGTCTGGATCTTCTTTAAGCCTAACCAAAAATTTCTGTCGTGGTCCATATGCTAAGGGAACCTTCATAGATTGTTGTATAACACCATCATTATCTTTACGAACTAATTGTATATTATTAAATACAGTTCCAAAAGCAACAATAACTTTTCTAATTGTTTCATGGTAAAATTGACTTCCTAACATTACGGATTGCTCCTATTATTCTTCATATTACTATTTATGCACCCGCAGTATGACAAGTTTTTAATGTAGTGCCACCAGAGTTTTTAATCAACAGAGTTGACAGTGTTTTAAGTTCTGCTGAACCAATCGCATCATTTGCCATTTTTGCTTCTGTCACTTGGTCGTCGGCAATGTGGGCAGTATCGATACTACCAGCAGCATAATGCTCAGAGTCAATAGCATCATCAGCGATATGTGCGTTATCAATAGAACCATCTGTATAGTGTTCTGAATCAATAGCATCATCAGCAATCTTAGTTGCATCAATAATATCAGCAGAAAGATGCGCTCTATCAATACTACCGTCTATATATTCATCACTGTCGATGGAGTTTGCTGGCATAACTGGTATCTGAGTAAAGGTCACTACACCATTTGAGGCAATCGCTATAGCATCCAAGTCACTAGCAGAACCAATAAGACCGCCATCTTTAACTACTAAGTCACCAGCAACTTGGAAGTCACCGATTGAACTTAGCGTTGCCTTCGCAGTTGCACTAGAAGCAGCAGTCTCAGATACACCTGTAGTAAATACCAGTTTAGTAGCATTTGCACTTGCAGTGAATGCTCCTTCAGCAATAGCGTGAATACCCGCAGCTACCGTAGAACCATCTGTTCCACCAGAGTCACCAGCGGCAAACTCAAGAGAAGCAATCACTTCATTTGCTACAAGCGCATCTTCTTCAGATTTCAACTGTAGTACCATTGGTAGATTATCACCAGTACCAACATGTGTTGCCGTAAGACCAACATTATGAACATGTTTAAGTGTAACATCAGAGTTTACACCAAAGGCAATTTGGGCAGCATCACTTATCAGAATAATGTCATCACCAATAACAGCGTCTAGCACTACTGACAAACCACCATCAGTTTGAAGTGAACCATCAGTTGTACTTGTAGCAGCAGTGCTATCATCTGTTTTAATGATACCACTAGCAGTCAAAGCCGCAGTCGTAACTGCGCCAGCAATGACACCTGTACCAGAAACATCTAGGTTACCATTGACATCAATTAGAGTTGAGTTAAGTTCTATTTCGTCATCAGCATTAATATCCAAATCGCCATCTGCTGGTGAACCAATACTAATAGCAGAGTCACGGAAACGAAGTTGCATTGCAGCATTAATCATTATTCCGTTATCAGCAACGTGAGTTAGTGTTACATCTTTGTCTGCACCAAAAGTTAATACAGCAGCGTCACTAAGTAAGAATAAGTCATCGCCAATGACTGCATCAGCAGCAACAGATAGACCACCATCAGTTTGAAGTGAACCATCTGTGGTACTTGTGGCCGCAGTAGTATCATCTGTTTTCATAACACCACTAGCAGTCAAAGCCGCAGTTGTCACCGCACCAGCGATAACACCTGTACCAGAAACATCTAGGTTGCCATTGACATCAATCAGAGTTGAGTTAAGTTCAATTTCATCGTCAGCATTAATGTCTAAATCACCATCAGCTGGTGAACCGATACTGATTGCGCTATCACGGAAACGAAGTTGCATTGCGGCATTAATCATTATTCCGTTATCAGCAACGTGGGTTACAGTAACATCTTTATCGGCACCAAAAGTTAATACAGCAGCGTCACTAAGTAAGAATAAGTCATCGCCAATGACTGCATCAGCAGCAACAGATAGACCACCGTCAGTCTGTAAGGAACCGTCAGTAGTAGAAGTTGCAGCAGTAGTATCATCTGTTTTTATAATACCACTAGCAGTCAAGGCA